GTTATGGCCTATTCTGTGGCCTTGCCTCCTAACCTCATATAACCTACCTTAACGAGTCTAATACTCTGCTATGTAAGTAGTAGTGTATTTTCCGGTTTAGATACAAATTACGTAGTTTTCTTATATTTTCTAAATTGAAATGATGGATTCCGCGTAAATGTGAAGATAGTAAATGTCTCTGTCAAATTGGGTACGGACGGTCTTATCATGCTCTGCGCATGAGTAAGGTGTCTACGATTGTCTGTGAGTCATTCCAGACGCAGCTTAAGTGTCGAGAAACGTCTCTTGCTTCCCGAGAAGACAGCGAGAGCACGTCATTTCGTGTCAACTGAGCTGGATCTTTGCGCGTCCAGAGAATTATCCGATCGACATATTCATACGTCAATTTGAGTTGAAGGCGGATCCATTCAGAATTCGAGTTCAAGTAATCGCTGTAGAGGGATTTCCGAACATCAGACAGATGGGCCAAGGATGCTTCTTTAATTTCATAGCCAGACGGCCGTATGAAGTCATTGACACGCTCTGTTGTGTACTTCAGAGACCGGTCAATTTTTGGTCGGAACTTCGCTACGGTATCCAGCGAAATTTCGTTCGAGTTTCCCACCCAGTCGTATCCGGGACTCTCGTAGACAAAGATCCAGGATTGCTTCTTTGAGCTTCGGACAGTCGAACTATTCGTGACTCTGAGGGGGTTACAAGCCGATATGATCCACTTTGCTTTGTCTTCGCAACAGATAACTCTAAAGAATACCAGTGTACCGTGAGGGATGGAGTATAACAATGGAAGTTGGTCGTCAAGTTCAATCTCTACATCGAGAATGATTATGTCCGGGCGAGATTCACATACCAGATTCGGGTATGCCGTGATGTCGCCACCAAACTCGAAAACGTAGTTGGACCAACTGAATTGCGACTGCATACCACATTGCATTATCTCAGGCGGGACGTAAGTACCTTCTCGTTGTGTTATCATGGGAAATGAGGTCCTCAGGTCTATACCCTCAACATGCAGTGCACCTGATCGCAATGCGACGGATGACGTGGCCCCGTGTCCTACCCCTATAGTCATCACTTTGCGCCCGGCAATTCGTTTGGAATATCGTCTCAGAACTGTAGTCCATAGTGACATTGCACTAGCGTATCGTCCGAATGGTCTCATTATACCGGAGCAGAACAGATCGAGGACTCGGTCGTCTGTTGTTGTCATGTCACAGGTATGACTCGGGAAAAGAGATCCGAATAATGACTGCTTTGACCATGCTACGCGACCATCTAGCGGACTGACTCTTGCTGGTGGATACCCGGTGTCTGCATCCGTTCTTAATCGTACGTCGATGGCACGATTACGAAAATCACGAATTGCCTCTTTACTTGTCGTATTGCAATAGTATGTCAACGACCGGGTGGACCAAAGAATCTTCTCACCGTTCTTCTTTCCCTTCAACAGATCTTGAAGTGCATGATTGAGAAGAGTCAGCCCTAGCATGTTGGGGTGTAGAGATTCGGCTCTCGTATAAGCGCTGTCGAGGATCATCTTGTCGTACGGCTTGATTAGCATCTTCTTCGAATCGTAAGATGTCATTCCGATGAGTGCCATGCATACAATAAGCAACATGGAATTGAACCTCCTGCTACTATCCTGAAACAGCACAAATTGGAAGTCTCTTGCATCCAATAACTCTCCCGACTGGATGACAGCAGAAGCTCGCTGAATTAAGTCTCCGGATAAACTGCTAGCTGCGTTTTGTGCGCCAAGCAGCCCTGGCATCAGTCGAATGTTTGATGCTGCATTCGTTCGGCTGTTAGCATTCAGCTTATGAACACACTGCCTTGCAAGCATTGATGAAATGCGATATGAGTTGGATCGAATTGCATCGCCGAGAAACAAATGTGAGTCCTTAGCTCCAGCACGCGCGCAGTCGTAAATAGACATGACTGCAATATACCATGCTGTTCCGGCTATGATATCTTTGTAAGGACAATGGTTAAACTCTTTCAGATCCAGTAGTTCTGTTGGCAAGACAATAGACGACGGTTTCATGAGACGAAGATTACGCAAGTCTGATCTACTGAGCCAACAGTTGAAAATGAGTGATCTGTTTGAAATGTCGCTCAGAGAAATATGATGAGCAATTGTAGGAGAAGGAACAGCAGGAATTTCTCGAAATTGAATGACATCCGTGTAGCAGAGCTTGTTTCCAGTGTATCGAGGCCACATTACGTTCGACGGAGGGGCTTGCACGCGATCATCAGGAAGAGGGATGAGCGGTGACGGAATATGAATTCCAAAGTCTCGAGGAGCTTTAGTTCCTGACAAAGAGAGAGCTTGATACACGCTTGTCATTAGTAAGAAATACTCTTGGAAAACTAGAGGATAATCAGCCTCGCCGCCGGACAATGACCCTGCGTTATCCGTACAGAACGTAATGTGCGTAGGTACAGTACGTGACCCGAGGACTGAGAAAAGGCGTGTGGTAATTTCATTGTGCCGATGTGCGGCAACACCTCCATATGACGTAGGAAGAAGTGCAGCGAGCGATTTCAGCGACCACGGCGATCTGCTTCCGATAATTTCATCGATGATTTTCTCAAGGTTATGATCAGCATGGAGTTCTGATGACGTTAACACCAGAGACTTAATATCTGAGAATGTGCTGGAAGTAGATGTAATCTTGTAACCATGATCACTAACCTTTTGTTTTGTCTGAGTACCGAAGTTTGGCGGGTAGCTTCCGGAAGTCGAGACCAAGTCACATAGATTGGAACGCGTCGAAGCGCTGATAGTCGGAAATTTCGAGAGTTGCGTCGTCATGCCGTAATCGAGCGGACAGTAGACTCCGATATTCTCATGCTTTACCGTAGGACCCCAGAATGATCGAAGAATGGTGCAACACTCGAAAGCTGATTTGACACACCTATGATGAGTAGGAATCCTGTGGGCAAGTTCGTAACGTTTTAACACGTTTCGCACCAGTGTGATATTACCAGCAGTGATGTTGCTGATGAAGTTCGGGTTTCCTGTCAGGCCCGTTATGGTTCGGGTCATAGTGAACCTGGATATCATCGCGTCTCGAACGCCAGCTGGGCTATACGAATAAATATCAGACATGATCTGCGGATAGAGTGGACTGGTGGCCGATAGTGTTTGAAGCAGAGCGTCTCCCGAATTCATCGTCGATCCGTTGATTATCTGATAGATCTCTTCGTTTTTGGTCAGTCCAGGCAATGCGGCCTCAACAGCTTCGCGAATGAGTCGAGATTGATCCTTTGGTCTGATAATAGGGATCGATTTCGGATCGAGAATGAGTTGGGTTAAGTCTGGAGTTTTTGGACTGTACGTTCGGTCAAGTAGCAACTTGAAATCATTCGCCAGTACACGTTCAGTGACTCCTAGTCGTTTGTATGCGGCGACGTCCCAACTTAAGTCATCCACCTCGCCTTTCATGAAGATACGGCCCCAAGACTGGTGAGGCAGACCGCCTAATGATCCAGGTAAGAGTACACTGAATTTGAAAATCTCGGCATTGCGTTTCAATTCGCCGAGTATGTACCATTCGCGTTGATGTACCAGACTATTCCTTCGAAGGGACAACATTTGAGCAATTTTGAAAGATCGCCAAAACAATGCAATTGCCGTTCGTGATACTGTATCTGCACATGAGACAGCCGTCGCATTGATAGCAGAAACTTCCTTAGCCAATGATGGTACGTCAGAATCAGCGACAGACATCGTACGTGACGAGAATTTCAAGTTGTAAAGAATGTGGACGCCGTTAACGTAGAGATCTTTGCTATAGGTAAGGACCGTTGAAGAATCAATACATTCTTCAGGTTTCACTTCATGATTGAGGAAGAAGCACCTTACTTCCATTACCGCGAGAAGTTTCCGAAGCGCTTCAGGAACTTGACTTTCCGGAAGATCAAACTGGATCGTAAAGATCTGATTGTCCCCTTGTCCTGCCATGATGAAAGATGCATTCATCCCAAAGAATACGATATACATCATACATATTGTGAATATCGTCCACAATTTCTGCTGAATTCCTTCAAAGCCACCGCGTTGACATCCTCTCCAAAGTACCGAACTTTCTGGCCACGAATGAACACTGGTATTAGGTTGAGCTCCAGTAGGAAGAGTATGTTTGTCTGTGAGGATTACAGTGGCAGAAGTGAAGAAATCATGTGCTTGGCTAAACACTCCCGGAAGCCCGAAGATATCTTCGAGAATATTGGCAATTGGGTTGACCGTGTGTTTTCGCATTCTGAGATTCCATCGGGAGAAATCGCACTCCAAGAAAACCGGTTTCTTTCCGTCATGACGCGGTTTAACCATATTGTACATCCGCTTCTTCGTATCGGCGGCCGACATTGTCATGGTCTGTTGCGGCATGTATTTGGACATAAAGTGCTCACCAATATTGTACTCAGTCAGTGTGAAGAACGTTCTCACTTGATAGGGTAGTTTGCAAAAGCAGCGAGCTGCGTTTTTCAACTCACGTTCTTTCTGGGTTAGTTCGACCACCCTTTCGTCTTCCGTGAATTTTCCGTGACGAAGTCGCTCGACCAGTTCCCTCGTGCTGAAC